GAATCAAATGGCGCACTTTGCCAAATTAGATGCAAACAATGTCGTAATCTTTGTCACGGTGGGTCGTGATGAGGACGAAGGCAAAGAGGTAGAACTGTCCTTGCGGACTGGGGACACCTACAAGCAGACCTCATACAACACTCGTGGTGGGGTTCACTACCAAGCAGATGGCACACCGTCAGCGGATCAATCTAAGGCCATGCGTAAGAACTACGCCGGTCTGGGTTATACCTTTGATGCTGCTCGCAACGCTTTCATTCCGCCCAAGCCATACGCTTCTTGGTTGCTCAATGAGACAACCTGCCTGTGGGATGCCCCGGTTGCTTACCCAACTGACGGCAAGTTCTACTCATGGGACGAGGCTACGACTTCTTGGGTAGAGGTTCCTGATGCTGCTTAAACTAAACAATGCTCACCAAGAGCACAAGGAAAAGAGCCTAATCATCAACACCGAGTTGGTTCTTTCCTTCTTTGAGGGCACGAACGAGGCCGGTGAAGATGTCGTGTTTATCTTCGGTGTGCATGGCAACACATGGCAAGTCTCCAACACCATCGACGAAATCATGGCTATGGCTGAAAGCGTTGGAAATAAATAAAAATGGAGGAGTCTGTGGAAACTCGATTGGCCGTTCATGAAGCCGTTTGTGCTCAGAGATATGAGCATATTTCCCATCAATTAAAAGATGGGGACAAGCGAATGAGCAAAATCGAATATCTGCTTTACGCAACGATTTTGGCGGTTTTATTTGGCCCTGGCGTTGCCGCTGAGTTTATTAAGAAGTTATTTGGTCTGTAAAAATGTCTACGGAGCTTGCTCATGTCGAACTTACCGGACCCTACCGATCCGGCGGCATCCGCAAGAGCCGCCCTTGGGAGTATCAACGAAGCAATCAAAGTTGGTCGAGAGATCAAGGAGACCGGCAAAGAAGTTAGCAACTTTCTCGATGAGGAAGCCAAGGCTAGGATTGCGTGGAAAAAGAAGCAGTTGCAGTTACAAAGGCGCGGTGATTTAGTTTTTGTTGATGCCGCCAAGGAGTACCGTGAAGTCAGAAAGATCCGTGCAGCCGAAGAGGGTATGTACGATGACATGGAGCGGGAGTTTGGCAAGCTTGCGGTAACGGAGGTTAAGGCTTTAATTAGCCAAATGCGTAAGGAAAGAAAGATGCTTGACTATGAGTTTCAACGGGCAAGGCATGAAGAGCGTTTGATTTGGATAATCATCTTTACGGTTGCGGCGGTGTTTTACGGGATTCTTAAAGCAACGGGGGCATGGTGACTGAGAAACTAAACGCTAATGACACGCTATCAAAGGTGCTGGCGTATGTTGACTCGCCGTTTAAGTTGTTTGCCTTGATCCTAATGGCAGTCTTGGCCTTTGGTGGGTACTTCTTGTGGTCGCATCAGGACTTGATAGTAGGCACCTATAAAGAACATCAGAAGTTGCCGGACATTGTAGAGGACAGGGTTGAGGATGCCGTAGCCCACTTATTTAAGACCACGGGTGCGACTACCGTGGCAGTGTTTAAGGTAAACCCCCTGCTTGGAACTCGGGTGCAGTATCGGGCGTATACCAAGGAAGGCAGGGACAAGACTAACGACGGGCTAGACGTTGGACTCTTTACGGCTAACCAAACCAACAATCAGGACGTAGTGTCGCTCATGGCTGGCACCGTACCTTGCGGGGAATACAAGGCGGCGCAGTCAGAGATTGGACTGTGGTACATCGAGAAGGGTATGCGGTTTGGGTGCAGGATTAGTGTCCCGCCTGAGCCAAGTAGGTTTGTAGGACAGATCACCGTGGGTTGGGCTACCCCTCCCGCTGATTTAGACCAAACCAAGGCGATGCTTAATATTGCCGCAACCATGCTTTCAAGGAGTAAGAAATGATTGGTTTAGATACCATCCTGAAGATTGGCGAGAAGGTCTTAGACCGCGTACTGCCTGACCCTGCGGCCAAAGCTGAAGCTCAAACCAAACTCTTAGAACTAGCCCAAAAGGGTGAGTTAGCCCACCTAGAGGCCGATGTCAAAAGGATGGAGATTGAGGCCAAAGACCGGGACTCAGCTCGCGGTCGTGAGGCTGAGATGGCAAAAGCCGATGTCCACCCAATCACCAAGAACATCAACTCAATCCTAAGCCTAGGGGTTATTACCCTGTCGTTTGTCCTTTTTGCAATCTTGATCTTTATTGAGGTCAAGCCGGCCGCCAAGGACATCCTGATCTACATCTTAGGCGTTTTGTCGGCGGCAGTAACCCAAATCCTCTCCTATTACTTTGGTTCGTCGGCTGGTTCCAAAGAGAAGAGCAAGCAACTAGATGAGATTTTGGAAAAGAAATGAACCCAACTGATAAATTATCGGAGAACTTTACTTATGAAGAACTTACTCGCTCGGATACGGCAGTTCGCCTTGGCGTTGAAAACACGCCTAATGGCGCTGAAATCGAAAACCTCAAACGCCTTGCCGGCCTCCTCCAAGAGGTCAAAAAAGCGATAGGCGGCAAAGCCGTGATGATCAGTAGCGCCTACCGCTCAAAAGCAGTAAATGATGCGGTCGGTTCAAAAGATTCATCGCAGCACCGGCTTGGCTGTGCGGCTGACCTCAGAGTTCCGGGGATGACACCACGGGAGGTGGTAGAAGCCTGCATGGCCTCCAAAGTAGCCTTTGATCAGATTATTCTAGAGTTTGACTCTTGGACTCATATTTCGGTGCCAAACGCACCTGAGATGCAGCCTCGCGGACAAGCCCTGATAATTGACAAAAGCGGAACAAGGAGCTTCTCATGAGTGAAGTTTGGGAAAAAGAGCGCCCCAAAGGGCTAGGAAAGCCATCAAAACTTAGCCCTAACCAAAAGCGGGCGGCCAAGGCTTTTGCTAAAAAGACCGGCACAAAGTACCCCTCTTTGGTGGCCAATATGGCCGGAGCCAAGGCTAAGAAAGGGAAGTGGTAATGACCGTTGCCGCCGTAATGACCTATGACTCCTTGGTGGCCGATATATCCACCTATTTGGAGAGAACTGATCAGGCCACCCTGGACAAGATCCCGACATTTATCATGCTCGCGGAACAGGTCTTGGCTGCCGAAATTAAGTTCTTGGGCAACCTTACGGTGCAGCAAAGCACCATGGTGGCTTCCCAGGCGGTCATCGATAAGCCCGCTAGATGGCACAAAACCGTGTCTATGAATGTGGTCGTGGCCGGAGAGCGCCGCCCAGTTTTGCTAAGGAAATATGAGTATCTGAGGGAATATTGGCCTGATCCCACGGATACGGATGTCCCCAAGTTCTACTGTGACTATGACTATACCCATTGGTTGGTAGCCCCAACCCCGGCTTTGGCCTACAACTTTGAGGTTATCTATTATGAGCGCCTCCAACCATTAGATTCCTCAAACCAAACCAATTGGTTCACGATTTACGCTCCCCAAGCCATGCTTTACGGGAGCCTTTTGCAGGCCATGCCTTTCCTTAAAAACGATGAGCGCATTCCGATGTGGCAGGGTCAGTACGACAAGATTGTGAATGTCTTGAAGACTGAAGACCTTATCCGGATTGCGGATCGTCAAGCCACCGTATTGGATTCATAATGAGCTATAACTCACCTTTTACCGGTAATGTGGTTCAGCCGACCGATGTCGCCTATCGGGCGATAACCCTGTCCGCCAACCTTCAGCTTGAGTGGCCAATCAACGGCAACGCGACCGATGACTACGCCGCTAGGATTATGGAGGTTACGGCCACAACGACCGGACTTCGCTTGGATATGCCGCCTGCTAATCAGGCTTCGGTGGGTAATGATGCCCTGATCCGAAATGTGGGGGCAAATACCTTTACGGTGGCTGACTTCGATGGAAATACCATCGTTTCTATAGCCGCCGGAGAGGCCAAATACATCTATATTGAGACCAATCCCAACACGGCGGGAACTTGGGGTGTCATTGCTTTTGGTGTCGGCACATCTAATGTGGATGCCTCCACCCTTGCCGGATATGGCCTTTTAGCAAGTGGCAACACCTTAAATCAGTCCCATCCGGTTAGCACAATTAATAGTAATTACACGGTAACTGCTACGGATCGGGCGGAAACCTTAGTTTGGACAGGGGGCACGGGGACTTTTACCCTGACTTCATCCCTTACCCTTGGGGATAATTGGTTCACAATAATCCGAAATGGCGGTACGGGAACCCTATCCCTGACCCCTCCGGGCGGTGAATTGGTTGATGGAGATGCATCTCTAAACCTTCAACCGGCGGATTCATGCTTTTTAATTAGCTCCGGGTCTACTTTCTACACGATTGGTATTGGTAGGGGGGCAGAATTTAACTTTACCCAGCTTACCAAGGCGGTAACGACCGGAACCTACACCTTGACCCCCTCAGAAGCCTCCAATGTGATCCAAAAGTACACGGGCACATTGACCGGCAATGTCACGATTGAAGTGCCTCAAACCATTCAGGTTTATTACATAACCAACCAAACCGATGGCACGGCATCAAATTTTGACATTACCCTGACCACCGGTTTGCCAGGAGCCGGGGCGGCGGTTGTTCCCGCTGGCCAACAGGTTATTTTGCTTTGCGACTCAGTCAATCTTTTAAACGCTTCGACCATTTTGGCCGGTACGGTGACCCTGTCGATCACGGATGGAACGGTTGGATCTCCATCCCTATCCTTTTCTTCAGAGCCTACTACGGGCATTTATAGACCCGCTACGGGGCAGTTTGGAATTACGGTTCAGGGAACCCAAAGATTTAGAGCAACCTCCTCAGGGATCGTTGTCACGGGTACCGGAACATTTAGCGGCGGTGTACTTGGCGGAACATTCTAATGACGCAAAAGGTATTCGCCCTCGATACTCTTGCCGGTATCCAGCGGGATGGTACGGTATTTGATAAGCAGTACTACAACGATGGCCGTTGGGTAAGGTTCCAGCGTGGCCGCCCCCGTAAAGTCGGGGGTTATCGGGTTATTGCCAATGAGCTTTTGGGGCCATCTAGAGGCATTTGGGTCAACCCCCAAAACGGTTTTAACTATGTTTTTTCCGGGTACTCAAGCGGGCTTCAAGAACTCATCATCGATGACAACGGGGTGGGTGCCGGGGTAAACAATTTCACCCTTTCTAACTTTACGGCCACATCGACCAACCTTTGGCAGTTTGATGGCTTCTACGATGTTGCCGGAGCGGGGGTGAACTCCCTACTTGCCCACCCAGGTCAAAACCTTGCGGCAATCGACAACACAACCAATAGTCCGGTTTTAATCGGAGATATTGATGGCACAACAATGAGTCAAATAGGGGTTTTTACTGACTCAGTTACAACATCAAATGGACTACCAACCCTGACTTTGGCCGCCTCCAATATATTGATTGGAGCCGGTCAAACAATTACGGGAACCGGAATCCCGGCCAATACGACTGTTGCCTCTGTTTCAGGGACAACGGTCACAATGTCTAATAACGCCACGGCATCAGCTACCGTAACCGCCACTTTCAATAACAATGTATCGGTCTCAGGCGGCGTGGTATCCCTACACCCCTATGTCTTTGTTTATGGCAATAACGGCCTGATCAGGAATTGCTCAGCCGGCAATGCTCAGGATTGGGTGTCTGCCGATGCCAATGAGACCAATGTGGCCACGGGCAAGATTGTTCAAGGACTTCCGGTTCGGGGTGGCTCAAACGCTCCATCAGGGCTTTTTTGGTCTCTAGATTCCCTCGTAAGGGTGTCCTATAACCCCCAATCCTTAGGCGTTGCTGGAAGCCCTAATTTTGCCCCGCCCACCTTTTGGCGTTACGACATCATCTCTTCTCAATCCTCAATTCTTTCCTCCCAATGCGCCATTGAGTACGATGGGGTCTATTATTGGTGCGGAACGGATCGGTTTTTGCTCTATAACGGGGTGGTAAAAGAGATACCTAATCAGATGAACCAAAACTGGTTCTTTGACAATTTGAATTACTCCCAAAGGCAAAAGGTATGGGTGACCAAAGTTCCTCGATTCGGTGAGGTGTGGTGGTTCTACCCCCGCGGGAACTCAACCGAATGTAACGATGCAATTATTTACAACATTAGGGAAAACACTTGGTATGACGCTGGCGAGGCGATAGGCTCAAGAAGGTCGGCGGGGTACTTCTCTCAAGTGTTCGCTTTCCCAATTCAAGCTGATTGGGATGTCCTGCCACAAGAAACCCGCCTAACCGCCTCTTTTTCCTACACAAACGGTTTGGATAAACTGACTACCGACACCTACTACGGGTCGCTTCGGGTCAATGATGTGGTTGAGGGGCTTGACATCCCTAACAACACAACGATTACGGCCATCCAATCAAGCGGCATAGAGACCATAGGAGCAATTACTCCGGGGTCTGGGTATGTTGATGCCGCCTACACAAATGTACCCCTTACAGGTGGCTCAGGAGCGGGCGCTACGGCCAATATAACGGTTTCCGGGGGTGGGGTTACCGCGGTCACAATATTTGATCCAGGGGCGGGATATGAGGTCGGAGACTCCCTCTCTGCGAGCAATACAAACCTTGGTGGAACGGGGTCAGGGTTTGCGGTTCCGGTGACTAACCTTTGGGTGATTGTCATTACCTTGTCTAACCCTCCAGTAGCCACGGCGACCGGGGATATAACTTTTAAAACTCCGGAAAACCGGATTGATATCTATCAGCACGAAGTCGGAGTGGATGCCATCAACGGCCAAAATGTGGTCGCCATTGAGTCTTACTTTGAGACTTCAGACTTGGGTTGGGTGGCCGGCGGCCCATCGCAACCAACCATGGAAGGGGCAAACCGTTGGATCAGGCTTGAGCGGGTGGAGCCGGATTTCGTTCAAAACGGCCAAATGAGCCTAGTAGTGACCGGAAGGCCATACGCCCAAATTGCTGACCAAGACTCCTCACCGTTCTTTTTTGACCCAACGACCGGCAAGATCGATATGAAAGAGCAGCGCCGGGAGCTCAGGCTCAAGTTCACCTCCAATGTGGTCGGAGGTAACTATCAACTTGGTCGAGTAATTCTGAACGCAGATATTGGCGATGTCCGAGGTTATTCATGAGCCTAATAACTCAGTCTGGACAACCCCTAATCTATGACCCACGGTTCCATACCTTTGAGTCTTGGGCGGCCTTGATGTGCGAGCAATATACGGCGCAGCAGTTGGAAATACCCACCCAGCTCACCGATTGGAAGTTGTGGGGCAACGGCCTAAAGGCTATTGATATCTTTACTAACGAAGCAATCCCATCAACCGATAACTATGAGAATTGGTTTGATTGGGCGGCGGCCTTATTGGCTTCGGTGAACCCAGGGGCGGTCTCATGAAGTATTGGTGCTTTGACTCTCCGGTTTGGACTCATTTTGGCAACGCAACAAGCATTCTTTTTCCGGCCTGGGAAAAGGCTTTTGCGGCGGTTATTGAGCACCACTTGCCAAGCGTTCAAGACCCTGAGTTAAAGGTCAGAATGCTTCAGTTCATAAAAGAAGAGTTATCTCACGCCAAAGCCCATGAGACTTTCAATATCCGTCATAACTTAAAAAAAGAAGAACAAAAGCAATTTGTTAAAACTAGGGTTGTTCATAAAAAGCCAAGTTTGCCTGTGTGGTTGGGAACTATGGTTTCAATAGAACATATGGCCGCTTGTATTTCTAGAGCCATGTTAGATAAGTTTGGAAACCGTTCAGGCCGGGACTACAACCTATTCATATGGCACTCTAAAGAAGAACTTGGGCATAAAAGCCTAGCAATAGATGCATGGAATTATTTAGGATATTCAAAATCTGCCCTCAAAAAAGCCTCAAAAGCAAATCAGGCGTATGTGCTTAAATTTTTAATTGGGTATACCTTGAAAAATGTGTATCAAGACCGAGCCTTAACAAAACTGAATACATGGAAAGATTTGGGTGTATGGGCATGGTTCATGGTGTCTAAGATTATTGTTCCCGCAAAAGATATTTATTCTCTAAACTTTCATCCCAATAACTATGATGATTCCAAATGGGTGACGGTATGACAGAAGAGAAGTCATATCGTAAAGCGTTTGGATCGATGAGCGTAGATAACATCCTACGCACCGATTGGGAAAAGAACTATAAAGATAAAGGCATACCTCTAGAAGTTGCTAGGGCATCTTTCAAGGTTCAGATAGATACTGGATCGTTAGTCTTCAGAATGGGAAACACGCTTATTTTGTTTGTCCCTGAAGATGACTTTCAAGTAATTAAATTTCACACAATTACGGCAAATGGGTTTGAAGAATTTTTGTCAATTGTCTTGAAGTTTTTAATTTCTGCTCACAAAACACGCGGCGCACAAGTTGCTTACACATATTTAAACGACAAGACTATTTACGATGTCATTAAAAAAGGGTATGGCTCATACATGATGTTAGAGCCAAACGATGATGATCCATCAAAAGGAAAATATAAACTTATTATTGAAATTGGTTCTTTAGTCAGAGAAATGGAAAAGCGGGGAAAGGAACCAAATGGGTTGGGTTGAAGATAAGGTTGAAGACCTCGGTGATGCCGTAGAAGATGCCGTTGAATGGATCGGAGATGAAATTGTCGATCCGGTAGTTGACTTTGCCGGGGACATGATTGATGCGGCTCTCGATAACCCAATAAAAACAATCGCCCAGATTGCGGCCATAGCGACCCAACAGTATTGGCTGCTTCCCTATATCGAAGGAGCGGATGTTGCCGCTAAAGGCGGTGATATTGAGGATGTGGCCAAAGCAGTCGTAATTGCAGTTGTCGCTCAAGAAGCTGGAGCACGGGTTGGTCAAGCGGTTGCAGCCAACACAACAAATGCGGCCACGGCAATGAATTATGGCGCAAATTTAGGGTCGCAACAGGCCGCTATGCTTGCCGCCCAAGAAGCCGGTATGCAAACCGCCTCACAGATTGCGGGAAATATTGCTGGCTCAGCGGCCGGCTCTGCCGCATCCGCAATTGTTACAGGACAAGACCCTGTTAAGGCAATGATCACAGGCGGGGTAAATGCCGCCGTTCCTGCCGTATTGGGACAGGTTGATGGATTCCGGGACTTATCTCCAACCACCCAAAAAATTATTGAAACCGCAGTTAAAACTCAACTTGCGGGGGGTGATGTTGGGGCGGCGGTTATTCGTTCAGCAATTGTAAGCTCCCAACTTGCAACAAACACAATCAAGACACTAGATCCAAACGGAACGCTCTCAAAGAGTCAGCAAGCCATTCTTGCCGATGTTGTGACCGCGGCCTCCGTGTCGGCATTTACAGGCGGAAATGTTAATGCGGCTATTCAAAAAGAATTATTTAACGCAGGCTCTAAAGCCCTTGGAGATGCGGCAACTGGCAAAGTAAAAGAATTAACGACCAAGACCCAACAAACATCTGAACGGATGGCGGCGGTTGCAACGCAAGTTGCAGAAAATGAATCCAAACAAAATGAAGTAATCGATCAATACAATATTATTAGAGATCAATTAACTATCAGGATTGATGAGCAAAAAAGACTTCAAACGGCTATGGAGTCACAATCAGCATATGCCAATGATTTGGTTAAAAAGTACAACGCTAACAATGCAAGTGTAGCAAGGTCAACAGTTGATGCTGAAATAGCAAAGGCAAATAGTGCCGTTGAATCTTACAACAACTATGTCAATGCCTTAAATAGCGACTATGAAAATGTATTTAAACCTGACTTGGATAAGTACGAAGCAGAAATTAATGCTTTAAAAATACCCCATGAACAATTAGTTGCTGATTTCCAAAAAGAACAGGCAAGCATAAAAGAATTAGCCCTAGAACTAGGCAAAGAAGTTGAAGTCCTAGAAAACGGCGTTAAAAAGTCGTTTGTTGGGGTTATGGATACAAACTTTAATCCTGATGAATACCGAAAGATTAATGGGTTAGATGCAAGTGTTGATCCTTACAATCATTGGCTTTCAACTGGTCAGTACGAAAAACTTCCAACAAATTACAAGGCCGCAGAATCCTCCGTAGTGGAGCAACAAGCTCGCCTATTGTCGGAAGCGCTCGAGGCTAGAGACTTAAAACTGACAAACCTCACAAAAGAGGATCGGGAACGCTTTTACGAAACCATTGAAAACCAGTTTGGTAGCGATTTCAATGCGTTAAAGAATGCCACCATCGCTGATTTTGATGTTGATGATATTTTGCAGACCTCGTCATCCTCAACAGTCAATGATAATTTGGTCAAAGACACCTATAACGCCGACAATCGCCCATCCTCAACTACTTATACGCCACCAGAGGGCTATAAGTTAGCCACCTCAGAAGAAATTTTTGGCAACCAAGCCGTTCTAATGCCAACCTCTAACGGAGCATATGCATGGCTATCTAACGCTTCGGCAGATCAAAAAACCGATGGATACTTTTGGGACCCTGTCACCGGAGACAGAAAACTTCGGATTACGATTGAGGGTGTAGGTGACACCCGTGGGGTTGGAAACACGCTCAATGAGATGCGCGACCAAGACCCAATGGGTTGGTTTGAGATGTACCAAGACTTTGCCTCTGATGACAAGAAGAAAATTGACTTGGGAGACACGGTTTATAACTACATTAAGGAAGCCTACGATAACTTCCAAAACAAGTTAACTCCGGCAGAAAAAGAGGCGCTTGCAAGGTTTACTGCATCCGCAAGGCCAAATAGCACTACCCTTGATTTAATGTCTGGCATTGTCAACGGCATCAAGGGCATTACCGATGCCTTCGGTGCAGACAACTCAGTATCACAGGCTTTGGGAACCGCTCGCGGTTATATCCAATCGCTCTATAGTGCTGAGGCATTAAATGACAAAGCCTTGCAAGCCAAAATTCTTAATGATGCAAAAGATAAAGGTGTTTTGGATCAAGTAATTGCCGGTGTTGAGGCGTTAGTTGCCTATCCAGGTGTAATCGTAGAGGCGGCGGGCACTATCGTTCCGAATGTGGCCGCAGCCATGGCTACATCGGTCTTGGGCGCTCCTATGGTTGTGGCTCGTATCGCTCAGTACGGAACAGGAACGGTGTCTGGAGCGGGCATTATCAAGGGCACTATTTACGATGAAACCAAGAAAGCATTAATTGCTTCGGGGGTCGATCCCGGTACGGCAGAAATTAAGGCTCAGCAGGCTCAGGCTTATAACGGCAAAAATCTTGACTCTATTATTGCCGGCGCGATATTAGGAACCGCAGCCGCTATGGGGCCGGCGGAAAAGATCCTTACAAAAGAAATAGCCTCAAATATTGCTGAAGGTGTTGCCGCTAAGAATATTGCAGGGCAGTTTGTTGTAGGTGGCCTGAAGGAAGGTATTCCTGAGGCGGCTCAAGGCGGTCAAGAAAAGTTAGCAGAAAACATTGCCCTCCAGCGTGAAGGTTTTGCAGTCCCAACATGGCGGGGTGTTGTTGCAGCCGGTACTCTAGAAGGAGTAGCGGGTGGTCCCATAGGGGGTGCCGCAGATGTTGCCTCAAATCTACAGAAATATGATGCCGCCTACACTACAAGACAAGAACTTGAGCAGCGGGCTGCCACAGAGGGGTACACCCTCAAGCCTGAGGACTACGCAAGATTTACGGGTGCAAAAGACGAGCAACCTACTTTAGAGTCCTTCCAAACTTACTCAGACCCGCTTGCAACACTAGAGTCAGAAGCCCGTGCGTTCTTGGCTGAGCAAGGATATACCGCCCCGACAGATGCCGATGTTCAAAAGATTGTTGGCCAAATCATTGAAACCCAGGCTAAAGAACAGGCTATATCAATTGCTGATCCAAATGTATTTGATGTTGCAGAAATTAAGGCCGTAGCGGCGGCAGAGGGTTACACCCTTACCGATCAGCAAGCGCTAGCATTGGCTCGCCAAGCAAAAGAAACGGAAGCAGCCGCCGCTTATCGGGCGCAAATTGACCCCTTGGCCACCCTCCAATCAGAGGCACAAGAGTTTTTTAATACCTATGGGTATACGCCACAACCAAACGAATTGGCGCAATTTGTTTTGTCCAAACCTGAGGCAGAGGTCAAGACTTCAATCGGTGAATATGTTGACCCACGGCAAGTAACAAAAGCAGAAGTTGAAGCGTTTTATAAGGAGTTTGGATATACGCCAAACGCAAAAGAAATTGCTGAATATGTTCGCCAAGGCAAAGACATCCAACAACAACAGGTTAAGTCACAGCTTGAATCTTATGTTGACCCCTTTGTTACAAGCACCGAAGAAATTGTTCAAAAATACAGAAGTTTGGGGGTTGATCAACCAGCACCTGAGGATGTGGCTCAGTTTGTTGGCCAACGACCGGAAGAAGCAACATTAGAAGAAGTTGCTAAAAACATTGAAAAAGCGCGATACAACGCCCTACAACAAAGTATTGCGGTTCAAAATTTACAGGGTCAAAGGCAGGCCGCTCAACAAACCGCCATGCTCCCGTTGATTGGCCAAACCCCCCAAGTTACCCCTACCGATGACTCCGCAAAGTTCAAAAAGCCCTTTATTACAAGTACCACTAAGCAAGAGGAGTTTAAGGGGCCACTACAAGAGTTCATGGCTGAGGTTCAGTCCTCAGACTACGGTGACCAACCCTTTACACAGACTCAGTCGCAGACAACCCCCGAAATACGGGAAAATACCCAACAAGGAGATCCTTTCATGCCGAATTACTTTACCTATGGGCAATCTACTGACATAGATCAGTTGTTTAGCCCATTCGGAACGGCGGGCACATCGTTCTACGGCTTGGAGCCGATGATCGCAAAAAGAGGTGGGTTGGCCACACCTCTGATTGCCGGTGGCGGCCAAACCCGTTACGGCAGATATGCCGGCGGGGGCTTGCCCATGGTGGCGCATTCCGGTAAGGCGAGGGTAGACTTTCGGCAGGGTGATGCGGTAACCGGCCCTGGGGATGGCCAATCTGATGACATTCCAGCGATGTTGGCTGATGGGGAGTTTGTAATTCCCGCAGATGTAGTGGCCGCCTTAGGCAACGGCTCAACCAAGGCCGGCTCCGACAAGTTGTACGACATGATGCATTCGATTAGGGCATACCACCGGTCGGCAAAACCTCAGGACCTACCGCCTGAGGCTAAAGCAAACCCGCTAGATTATTTGAAGGGCAAGAAGTCTGCTCAGAAGGCTAGGAGATAGAAATGGCAATCACCCAAGGCGATCCGTTACCAAATATTACCCAGACGACCACCCGTGCGGAGGTCGCCCCAGATTACTACACCCAATACCTCCAAGACCTATCCCAGGCGGGTCAGACCGCCATGGCGAGACCTGTTGGCCAAGGAGTGGCTCCGATGGATGCCCTCCAAACTCAGGGCTACGGGATGGTTCCAGGAGCGGCAACCTCTTACCAGCCAGGGCTAACCGCCGCCGGACAAACCGCAGCAACCGCTGCCGCGGGGTTTGACCCCAACCGGATGCAAGCCTTCATGGACCCCTATCAAAGGCAGGTGGTCGATGAGATGGCAAGGCTCCAGCAACAGAACATTCAAAGGTCGGTTCTACCTTCCCTAAAGGGAGCCTTTGTGGGGTCTGGGAACCTTGGAAGCCAGCGATATGCCGCCGCAACAGGCCAAACCTTGGGCGATATGCAACGCAATTTGATGGGTCAACAGTACGGGGCGCTCTCATCGGGCTACCAAAACGCCCTAAAAGCGGCCATGGATGAGCTTCAGATACAGAACCAAGCCGCTCAAACACAGGCTCAAATTGCCGGAAAAGAACAAGAATTAGGTCTGACCGGAGCCGGGGCGTTGACTAAAGCCGGGGCTGAGAAGCAAGCCTATGAGCAGAGCCTGCTCGATTACCCCTTGAAAACCGCTACAACCGCCGCCGGTCTAATGCGTGGCTATCAGATGCCAACCACCCAAACTGAGACTTTTGTGGGGCCAAAGGCCGGCCTGTATCAAACCTCAGACTTGGCAAACATCCTTGGGGTTCTATCAACCCTTGGAGCCATCCGGCCAGGTGGTGTGACTTACGATGCCCAAGGCAAGCCAATAGCAAGCGATAGCCTTCTTAAGAGTGTTGGGGATTTATTTTCAAAGGGCGTTAATACAATTGGATCAACAGATTTTTATAAAAATCTTTTTAACACGGGTTCTAATTACAGTACTGAGGGAACCATAGGTGTCGATCTTGATGATGACCCTAGTTCTCGTATTACTCTACCTTACGACCCGAGACAACCAGACACAAATTATGGTAAGCGCGGTGGATTGTTCCATGTAAGTAAGGACTAATCATGGCAAAAGCACCCACAGTCGGATTTTTACCGGGGAACGACCCGGAAGCCTTTATGGCAAATCAAGAATATCAGGCCGCCCTTAATCGGATGGAACAGGCTCTTAACGCCCGTCAAAACAGGTTTTTTGATCCTTCCATGTTGGCCTTGGCTCAAGGATTTTTGGCTCCTACTCAAACCGGCGGGTTCGGAGAGTCCTTAGGGTTTGCCGCTAAGAATGTCCGTGAGGCTCAAGCAGGAGAGGAAAAAGAAGAACGGGATATTGCTGAGGCAAGGCTTGGTCTTGCCGGTCGTGGTATTGAACTTGAGCGTTTAAGGCAGCGGGATCGAGAGTTTGCGAAGTTGATGGGGCCAGAAACCTCAGGCGCTCCGGCAACCGGGCCATTGAGCAGGCAACAACCCGCGGGGCCACTCTCTGTTGCTCCGAGGGGTTTTGAGGGAGTCCAAGGAATCCCTGTAGCTCCGCCGAACCCCAACTTTATGACCGGACGCCAATACCTTGGTATGGCTCGTCTTGATCCAAGTATTGCGCCAACGACCGCAATTAAGGATGCGAGCAAACTTGAGCAGGATCGGTACCAAGTTAAAGAGGGCGGGGTTCAAGACTTGTCCTCTGGTATGTTCTATCCGTTCCCGAAAGGCGAATTGGTTGAGCGCCAAATCTTTGGCTACGATGGTGTCTATAAGGTCGATGCTAGGACTGCCGCCCTTCTTGATATGTATGCGGCCAACGGCGATTCAAGGTATTACGAAGTTGCCAAAAGAGCTGTTGAAGGACCGAAAGCCCCTCCAAAACCGGGAGAGACAGCGCCGGAAGGCAAGGCTCCTGGAAAGATTTCAAGTGTTGCCGAAACTGAGGGTGAGAAGGCCGGGGCGGTTGAGACTGCACAATCACGGGCTAAGGCTCAGGAAAAAGATCGGGCAGATACCATTAAAGCGGGTTCGGATGCTCCCTCGCGTCTTGGGGTGTATAACCAGCTTGATAAAATTGCCTCAGGCCAAAACGCAGGGCTAATCTTCGGTATTTTTGAACGGCCAGATATATTTTCTAATGTAATGAAGTTGATTGAGACTGGGGTTGGAACTCCGGGCTTTAGCATAGGAATACCGGCAATTCGCGATATTTTGACAAACGCAGGACTTGATCAAAAAATGATCAATCAGTCGCAATTCGCTATCTCCCTAATGGCCAATATTCAATTGCAAATGAGCCGACTTCAAGAAGGCCAAGGCGCGGTATCTGACTTTGAGCGCACTCTTTTTGCATCCGCAGCAATTGCTAGAACAGACAATCCTGATGTCATTCGCGCCAAGTTAGATTTGCTTCGCGCCCGCGCTGAATTTGACCGCGAGGTGGCTAAGGCTGTCCGGACTTACAAGGGCAGCATCGACGACTTCAAATCAGGCGATGATTACGCCAACATGGTTCAGAGGTACGAAGAAAAATTGGGCGGAATTATTGAAAATCGATTGGGTGGAACCCCTCCAAAACGGCCATCAGCACCAAGTGGTCGTGATAACAAGGGTGCCGCCGGCCGCCTGCCAATTTAAGGGTAGATCATGAATCTGAGCTTTTACGAAAACCTCAACGAATCTCAAAAGTCCTACGCCCAACGGATTGCCGCTAAGGCTAAGCAGATGGGGGTGTCTCCAGAACTTGCCGTGTCCGTGGCTTTTAAGGAAAGTGGTCTCAACCCTAAGGTTCAGGCAGGCGGAGCTGGCGAGATTGGGATTATGCAGATCAAGCCTGATACCGCCAAAGAGGTCGGGTTTTCAGCGGAAGACATTCGTGACCCAGACAAGAACATTGAGGCAGGGATAAAGTATCTGAAAAAGTCCTTGGATATGAGCGAGGGCGATGCTCGATTGGCAGCCGCTGGATATAATGCAGGGATCAACCATCCGTTTTTTACCTCCAAAGGGACAGCACTCCCTGACATAACAGTCAATTATTTAAAAGATTTAAAGAGTTACGGGGCATTTCCGACAGCAACGGCTGCGCCCGCGCGAACCGAACCGGCCGTTAGTTCAGAATTTGAACCTGCCCAAAGCCAAGATTCTGTTGAATTCCAAAAGCAAATCGATGCGGTGCGTGAAAAGTCTTCCCGCGGTCGTGGTGAGCTTGCCGGAGCCGGTGCGGGTACTGCCTTAACTGCTCTTCGTGCTGCTCCAGCGGTAGCCGGTAGAGCGGCAAGGCTCTTAGGCCAAGCGGCTGAGGAAGGCCGTTTATCAGCAAGCCCCCCTCTTGGTGGGTCAATGGCACCAAACCTAGCCTCAGAGGCTACCCAAGCCAATAGAATCCTCCAAGGCACGACCGATGTTGATTCTGGGGCGACCGGAAGGGCTCGCATGGCGGGGTTTAATGTTGAGACCGCCCAACAGGCTGCAAGGGCTAAAGAAGCCGCCCAAAACATTGGGGCCTTACAAAGGTCAGGAGTGGTGCCTCAGAGCGCATCTCAAGTATTTGCCCAATCACCTGGGATGACTGCAACCCCATCTGGGGTGCTATACCCAAGAAGTGCGCCCGCGGCCAAACCCGTTCCCCCGCCCCCGCGTAGTGGCCTCGATGAGGTTACAAAGTTATTCAGGGATATGATCGAACCAGGCTCAAGGATGAGAACTATGGGCGGCACGGTCATGAAGTACGGTGCGCCACCCTTGGCGTTTGCCCAAGCTGGAAGTGAATTGGGTTCAATGGCAAGCGAGTCCGGAAAAGAAAAGCCAGACTACATGAAGATGGGTCTGTCCGGTCTTGGGGCAACCGGTGCGGTTATGTCAGCCTTTCCTCCAACCGCTCCCGTGGGGATTCCGTTGGCCATTACCGCGCCCCTTATTCAGTACATGAGAGAAAATCAGAGCAAGGCTCCACTAGGTCAGACTAGCGAAACGATTGCTCCGTAAAGGTGTCTTGCTTCTTCCCTTGTGGAAGCCTTCGCCCCCTCTCCACTCCTCGGGAGGGGGCTTTTTTTATTTAATGCCGTGAAACTCCTCAACCTTACGGATCAGGGTCTTTAACCGGTCAAGCAACGCATCCCCGTTTTCGGTGAGGTTTATATTAATCATGAAGTCGATTGCCTCATCCTCAGTCATTGGCTTTTTTTGAGCCAAGGCAAAAGCGGCAATCTTTTGGCCAAACTCAAGCACATCAACCTCATCGGCGTAGTACCCATCCTTGTCGGTATGGTTGCAATGAAAAAATACTTGTTTGATATCTTCGGGTCTAAGCATTTTCTTTCTTCCATAGTTCCCAATTAATAATTGCCTGTCGGGCAATAGACTTTTGTGGCAATGCAATATAAGTATTTAAGTGGCTTTTAAGAAAGTTATCGATGACATCGTGCTGACTTAAAAAGACCTCATGCTTTTTTGCATCCTCTTCAGAAGTAAATACCTTGCCATCGGTTGTCTGAAATGCTTGTATTGTTTTCATCGGTGCCCATTCTTTAATTGCCAAAACTCAAGGAGTTTAGAAAACATCTGCCAACCCCTTGTAATTTCCAAGGGTTCCCATTCCTTAATTACGACAAGTCCGGGAACGCTACGGGATATAAAAACATTAGCACATCGAGCGGCGGGCATATGAAGCCCAATCCGGTAGGCGGCCAACTGCATGACGTGTTCGTCGTAGCCCTCCACCTTGCTTGGGTCATCAAACTCCTTGGTTTTGATATCTAAAACAAGCCCGACCGATGGATCATCCGCGCTTCTGGCATACATATCGCACTTGCCCCCGTACCCAAGCTCATGGGCAAAAGAGTCCTCACACACCCACTTTTGGTCACCAAAGGTTTTGTGGATCTCCGCATGGCACCCGGAAACATATTCGGAGTAAGACTTTACCGGCTTGTTTTCGTAGTGTTGTTGGATGGCCGCATGGATCTTGGTACCCTCATCGGCGGCAGACCTTCCTTGCTCCTTTGAGTCTTCCATGATCCGTTCAAGGTAGTCATCCTCAGCCTCATCATCCCGCCTTGGCAAGGTCAGCGAGGCAAACAAGACCTGTTGCATCTTCCATCGCTCAAGTCCGGGTTTGGCCATGACATTCATGATGGAGGTAACCGATGGGACAAGATCTAACTCCCGTGCATCCCTAAGGGTGGTCTTGCGTTCCTTTTTGTTCTTGCCAATAACTGTGTAAAGAGGTTTACCCGTGCGGGTGTACCAATGGCCTGACTCAGCGGTGTATGAGGATATCTTCATGCCAACCCCGCCTGATGAACCGCTCGCTTGGCTAACCGATAAGCACGGCGCAGACCCTTAGAAACGATGGTTTTATTGTTTTTGGCCATCGGCTGATATTCGCGTGGCTGAGTGGGGTGAAACCCCACCGCCTTACGAACCCGTTTGCTCTTCTTTTCGTTCATTTTCAACCCTTGCAAAATGTCGTTGTAAGTTGTGTTTTACGATAAAAGAACCAAAGTCAATCAAGCCATCTCCGCGGTAACCAAGGCCGTTTAGGAACATTTGCAAGATTAATGAAACTTCCTTTCCGGTTATGTCATCTGCGGGAATAAAAACAATTGACTCCTCGCCCATCTGAACCCGGATGTCGCCAACGGGCACCGATGTAGTTTTAATTTCTTCAGTCATATCGTTTCCTTAATATAGGGGAGCACAAGTAACATCGACCACAATTGGCGTGGATTGATTGTTAATTTTTTTCTTGCTATAGATCATGACCGCACGAAGGCCGGTAACCTGACAATCCTTGATTGCATTGATAACCTCTACCCGATCCATCGGCTGAACCGTTTGATCAAGAACCAACATTTGGTTACCACTAATGTTTTCAAGAGCTTTTTTGTCCGTTGTAGAACAACCCTGAATCCATCCGGCCATACAAATGGCTAACGCAATCAACATAGGTCTCCTCATCTTTCCATAATAAAATTGATTCATTTTCTTTCCTTTATCAAAACATATCGGGCAAATTTCTTGCCATTCTTTTCTGCGGTGAGAGTCACAATTTGATGTCCCAAATCTTTTAGGTCTTTAATTCTTGCCGCCAATCGAAGGCACCCAAACTTATTTAGTGCCTCAATTGGGGTGATTGGTGAACTCTTCATGTGCTCAAGGATGTCTTGCGCTTGGCTCATAATTGACCTCAAAAGGGGATGTCATCATCAAGACCTTCGATCCCCTCTGACTTTGGTGCCAAAGACTTATGAGAAGAAGAACCGCGGGACTCTTGCCACTCAGGAGAGGACTCAATTTTCTTTTTGAGGTTTTCCGAAAAGGAATCAAAAAGTTCCATGTCAGGATTCTCAATGTCAAATATCTTGAGTTCGTTAACCCCGTTGGGAAGCCCCGCCTTTTTCATATTGGCGGGAACCGGATTGACCCCCGCAATATTGGTATAGGTCTTACCGTTGGACTCCGTATGGGTGACATTCAGCATCGCCCACGCACCCAAGACATTTTTGAGTTCAAAGCCCCGCAACTCCTCAGCGGTAAAGTCACGCCCGCGCCACATCTGAAGATCCTTACGGAGCGTAGATTTCTCTGCCAAGGTAAGGGTAAAACTCTTGGCAATCGACAACGGGCGGCCATCCTGAGTCAGGAGGGGGGTACCCTTGTCATCCTCGCTATGGATCTCAAACTGAATCATGACCTTGGGTAGGTACTTCTCCTTGCCCATGTACTCTGACTTCTGAGTCCCTTGATCGATAATCCGATAGCACCTCGCAAGGTGCATTCCCGCCGGCACGGCAACAAAATCACCGGAATCTTTAGCCACTAATCCCATAATTTTTCTCCTTTTTTAGTCCACATTCGTACCTAATAATTTCCCAATCTTCCTCAGTTGCTTGGCCTTCCTTGGCTCTCGCCAGGGCTTCCTCGCACCGCTGCATACGCTCTACCATTAACTGTTGAACCCATTCCATATCCATATAAACCTACCTTTCCGAAGTTGTACTACCCCCTAAATCTAACAAATTTAAGGTCAACATACAACAAGTTTGTGTTTTTTTTCTTCTAATGTATTATTGGCTTAAATTACAAGGAGGGCTAAATGACCTTGCAAGACTACTTTAAAGACAAAAAACGGGGGGCTAAGGATGCTTTATCCAAGGAGCTTGGCATAAGCCGAACCTGGATGAGCCAATTAATCCAAGGCCGACAGGTCTGCTCCCCCGAACTAGCCGTGGAGATTGAAAGACTCACGGTTGGGGCGGTAACCCGAAAGGACTTGCGCCCCGATTTATTCGGGGAGGTCGCATGATTTGGTACAAGTTCTACCTCGCTGATTACATCACCGATACCCATCATTTATCGGATGCGGAGGATCTTGCCTATAGGCGTTTGATCGATCTGTACTACATGAGTGAAAAGCCAATCCCATTGGAAACCGATTCGGTTTCCCGCAAGGTCAGGCTTGACTCCGACATAGTTGAGTCGGTGCTGAAAGAGTTCTTCGAACATACCCCTGAGGGGTATCGACATAGTCGTTGCGATAAGGAAATCGCTAAATATCAACATCAAGTGAGCATGAATCGTAGGTTGGCAGAGCGAGGCGGGAGGCCAAAGAAAACCGAATCGGATACCGAATCGAAACCCAATGGTTTACCTAATCAGATATCAGATATCAGAATAAAGAATAAAAACACTATGTCGGCAAAGCCGACCCGCTTCGATGAGTTTTGGCAGACATGGCCATCAAGCAAGCGCAAGGTAGGCAAGTCCGCTTGTGAGGCGAAATGGAAAAAGCATGGCTTGGATTCCCTTGCCGATCAGATCATCTCCAATGTCCAAAACCTGAAGGCTTCCGATCAATGGCGGGAGGGGTTTGAACCGGCACCCTTGACCTACATCAACCAAAGGCGTTGGGAAGATGGAACCACCGAAACTTTCACCCGGAGGGCAAAGTGATCGGCGGAGATGGGCTAATTCGCATGAGAACGGCGCGTAAGAGGCCAAAAGCGGTCTGGGTATGGGTAGGTATCAATCGATCCCCATGGGCGGCGCTATGGGTCAATTACAGCGATTTGTGGGCGCACCCAGAAGTCTGCATTGAGCCAAAGGACAGAATTGATTCCCTTGACCTTCGTTTTTTGGTCGGATTGCAAGTCCACATCGATGGCGATGACACCACGGAGAGGGTGTTTGCGGCACATATTGCCGCTTTGAAGGCCGGGGCGAAGGAGGTTTTTACGCTTCATAAGGGCGAATTGATTTTTGACAAAGGGGAGGAATATGCAATTTCTTGATCCGGATGACATTGACTTTTCTGCCTACCTGAAGGCCACGGACTCAGCGCAAAAGGTCAAGGAGGCCGGGGTGTACCTCACGGAACTGATGGATGAGATTTTAAACCCCAACAAAGACCCGATCATCCAATTGCCGTGGGCGAAAACCCACCAAGACTTCTCCTTCAGGCCGGGGGAGGTGACCTTGTACGCGGGGTCAAACGGGGGTGGTAAGTCCCTGATTACCGGCCAAATTGCTTTGCATTTGATCAGGCAGCACCAAAAAGTGTGCATTGCATCATTTGAGATGAAGCCCAAACGGTCACTAGAGCGGATGCTTCGGCAGTTTTCGGGGGAGAACATTCATAAACCTCGATACATGGATAAAAACAAGTACATCGAAGAAATCGTAACTAGGTTACGGACATTCAGTAACAAATGTTTATGGTTTTACGATCAGCAAGGCACGGTTTCAGCCGACCAAGTCATAGCGGTGGCTAGATATTGCGCCATCAAACTTGGGGTAACCCACTTTTTTATCGACTCCTTGATGAAGTGCGTTCAGGGTGAGGATGACTACAACGGACAGAAGTCCTTCATCGACGAGCTCTGCTCCCTTGCGCGGGATCAAAACATCCACATCCACTTAATCCATCACATCCGCAAGCTCAGCAACGAAGAGGCAACCCCGAACAAGCACGACATAAAGGGTACGGGAGCCATTGCAGACCAGGTTGACAATGTTTTTATGGTTTGGAGAAACAAGAAAAAAGAGCATCAATTGTCTGCCGGAAACTCCGTAGACCCACAAACCAACGATGCCATGCTGATGTGCGAGAAGCAGAGGAACGGCGAATCAGAGGATTGGTACTCGCTTTGGTTCCACAAAGATTCCCAACAGTTTGTAGATCAATGGGATGGCTCACCTATATCTTTCGATAACCAACCAAGGTTTTAACTCATGATTGAAATCACACTTCCTTGGCCGCCATCAGTCAATACTTATTGGCGGATGTTCAAAAATCGAATGATCATCAGCGAGCCAGGTCGCAGATATCGGGTAGCGGTTGCTGAACAGGTTTTCTTGCAGACCCGCGGAAAATCCACGGTCGGTAAGTTGAAGGTCACGATTGAGGCTTGGCGGCCGGATAACCGGAGGCGGGACTTAGACAATCTTTTAAAGGCGGTCTTAGATTCGATGGGTCACGCGGGGTTATACATCGATGACTCCCTCATTGTGGATTTGAGAATCTATTGGGCACCGGATATTGGCGGGATGTTGAAAATAAAAATTGAGGAACTTGAATGAAACGATTACACGGTTGGGCAATAAAAATGAAAAACGGTGGCTTCGTTCAAAACCAAAACCGCGAGTATTGGGAGGCCGACAGAACGATAGTGTTTCGCACAAGGAAGCAAGCAGAGAGCTGGTTGGCGGGCAATGAGTTTTGGAACCCAAAGGCATCCGTTGCAAGGGTAACTTTAACTGTGAAGGAGTATGGAGAGTGAGCCAAGAAGATAATCAAAACAGAGACCCGCATCGAGCGGTCGATTACATCATTGCAAATGCCAAAAAGTTTGCTAAGGCGAAAGCGGAACGAATTTATATTGAGGAGTACCGCAAAAGCCTTAAGTCAATCCTGATGAAGAGAAGCCTTGAGGAAAGCCTTGGGGCGCAAGAGCGTGAGGCTTATGCCCACGATGAGTACAAAGAATTGCTTCAGGGGCTACGCGAGGCCGTGGAAATTGAAGAGAAATTTCGGTGGGAACTGATCGCTGCTCAAGCCCGCGTTGAGATTTGGAGAAGCGAGCAAGCCAATCTAAGGACTGAGGGAAGAGTTACTTTATGACACCTGAAATCGAAGAGGGCGACTGGGTTTTGGTTTGCGAAACCAACGAAAAAGGTTGCGTGACAGAGGTCTTCGATGAAGGAGAGCGGTTCTTGCTCCATATCCCGGCTAACGATAAGTGGCCATTTCCTAAAAGAATGCACGTCATGATTGAAAAGATTAGAAAAATAAGGCCACCGAAAGAAGAAAAGCCTGAATTGTATTGGGAACAACCAAAACTTTTTTAAGGAGATGTAGATGAAAAAAACATTAATTGCAATCCTGTTGTTACCAAGTATGGCAAGCGCCGAATTTTTAACCGGTAACGATTTGTTATCAAGAATGAATAGCGATGAGGTAGTTCAAAGGATGTTCGCCCTTGGGTATGTGGCAGGGGTGAGCGATGCCCAACAGCACGTCTTTAGTTGTCCCCCGTCAGGTGTAACCAATGGTCAGGTTAGAGATGTAGCAAAGAGTTATATCGAATCCAATCCCGGTATACGCCACAAGAGTGCAGATATGTTAGTTACCGATGCTCTTAAACAAGTATGGCCCTGTGCAAATAGAAACAAAAGTAGGGGCGGGGTATAAAAACAATTGGAGAAGCATCATGGATCTTGATTACCACGAAATGGATATGCAACTTGCCTCAGCGAATAGTCGAGTTAAGGAATTAGAGGCGTTGTTGGATACAAAAAGAAAACAAATCATTGAGTGGCAATTATTGGCTCAGAAACAAAGAAACAACGAAAATTTGTGGAAGCCTCCGATGACTTCTTTTGGTCATGAGATGCAATACGCCCTCAGAGAGCTTCACGCCTCATTATTGGATAACAAATGACTGACCCATTTAGAATCGTCGAACCGACTGTTATTTCATTTTCTGGCGGGAGAACTTCCGCTTATATGCTTTGGCGAATATTGCAATCAAACAATGGATTGCCAAATGAGGCAATTGTTTGTTTTGCCAATACAGGAAAAGAAGAAGAGGCAACTTTAAAATTTGTAAAAGATTGTGAGGATTTTTGGAAGGTGCAAATTCATTGGCTTGAATACCGATGGGCACCGGAAACAAAAGACCGATGGAAATTGGTCAACTTTGACATTGCCTCCCGTAATGGAGAGCCATTCTTTGAGCTCATCGACCAAAACGGAAGCCCTTATCTTCCTAACCCTGTAGCAAGAATATGCACGGCCAAATTAAAAATCCGTGTAATTCATGCTTATTTAAAACATCTAGGTTGGGCGCATGATGAGAATATGGATTGGGTAGGAATCCGGGCAGATGAAATGAGAAGAGCCGCTAAGATGGATCGATCCCGGACACCATTGGTTGCTGCGGGTATAACAAAACAAGATGTTAGTAACTTTTGGAAAGCCCAACCATTTGATTTGGGTTTGCCAAATATGAATGGCGTGACTATGCATGGAAACTGCGACCTTTGTTTTTTAAAGCCAGTTAACCAAATCATTAGCCTGATTCGGGAGAAGCCGGAAAGGGCTGATTGGTGGATCGGTATGGAAAATCACGCGAAGTCGAGCAGTAAGACTTTCGGTGATGGCGCTCGCTTTAGAAAAGACCGGCCAAGTTATGCAGAGATAAAAAAATTTGCGCTAAACCAAAGCGAAATGTTTGATGTAAACGATGATGGCATTCCATGCTATTGCGGGGAGTAAATGAAATATTTATCGGTCTGTAGTGGCATCGAAGCGGCAACATCGGCGTGGCATCACATGGGTTGGGAGCCCGTCGCTTTCTCAGAGATTGATGCCTTCCCATCGGCGGTGCTTAAGCACCATTACCCAACAGTCCCTAACCTTGGGGATATGTCTAAATTTAAGGAGTGGAATCTTGGAACAATTGACCTTCTTGTCGGGGGAACCCCCTGTCAATCCTTCTCTGTCGCCGGACTCAGAAAAGGATTGGATGACCCGCGTGGCAACCTCATGCTCACCTTTGGTGCCATTGCTCGCCACCTCTCTCCCCGTTGGTTGGTTTGGGAAAATGTCCCTGGGGTCTTGTCGTCTAACGGAGGAAAAGATTTTGGTGCCTTCCTCGGAATGTTGGGAGAACTCGGGTATGGGTTCGCCTACAGAGTTCTTGACGCTCAGTACTTCGGAGTGGCACAAAGACGCCGCCGTGTGTTCGTTGTCGGATGTCTTGGAAACTGGCGAGATGCCGCAGCGGTTCTTTTTGAGCTCGCAAGCCTGTCGGGGAATCCTCCGCCGAGCAGAGAAGCGCGGAAAGTTACTCCCACAATCTCTGCATCAGGCACTGGAGTTAGTCGCGTCGGATTCAACTGCGAAGATGAATGGTTCATCCCCCAAGTTGCAGGAACCCTTGATCGACAATGCGGAGGTGGAAAACTAGACCATCAGTACGCTCAAAGTGGTCAGTTATTGCCAACTTGGTGGGATGGGGATAAGAACGCGGCAAGCCTAACAACAACAAGTCATCGGCAATTCATGCCAGATAAAGGAAATTTTGGGGCAGTACTGCAGCCGATGCCGTTTCGTAAATCAAAAAGAGCTCAGACCGAAGATGATGATGAGACTTGGGTGGATGATGGGGTGGCCAACACGATCAATCTATTTGATCAAGGGGACATCCGAACCACCCATGCGGTAGTGCAGACAATCCCGATTCATGACAAGGCTACCCGGCACCAAGGCGGGGGCGATACCCGGAACGGAGATGGATCGGGCAACGGTTTGGGGGTAGGGAAACCGGGCGACCCATGCCCAACCCTGACCGCAGGCGATAAACACGCCATCGCCTTTACCTCAGAACAAACACCGAAGGTGAGCTCTGACCTTGCCCACACCTTGACCAATACCACCTTTAAGCACAATCAAATGGTTGCGTTTTCCTCAAATATGAGCGTTCCAGACTGCCAAATTGATGTCTCCCCAACCCTAAAGTTGGGAGGCAAAGGGGGTGGCAATCCGCCGGCCATAGCCTTTAATGGGGATCAGTCCGAAAAGACCCGTAGCATGGGCGAGTCGATAGAGCACACCCCCACCCTACGAGCCGATGGCCCTTGTCATGTGGCCACTATGGCTTTGGGAACGGACTGTTATAACGGGGCCATAACCGGCGATGTGGCGGCTACTATGGGTACGCCGGGATCAAGCGTTAATGCAAGTGGCCCAACTGTCATGCAATCCATGGCGGTACGCCGGCTGACCCCGCGGGAGTGTGAGCGCCTCCAAGGCTTTCCGGATGATCACACCCTGATACCCTGGCGGGGCAAGGATGCGCCCCAATGCCCGGATGGGCCACGCTACAAGGCTTTAGGCAACTCAATGGCAGTCCCGGTCATGCGGTGGATCGGGGAGCGGATAAGGATGGTCGATGAACTACCGAAATAAGCCTCTTTTGGAGGTCGTGCGGGATGCCCCGTGCCAGCTTTGCGGGGCACAGGATGGAACCGTGGTGGCCGCCCATAGCAATCAGCAAAGGGATGGCAAGGGTACCGGGATCAAAGCTCACGACTACCGGATAGCGGCTCTATGCTACGGGTGCCATATGCAACTAGACCAAGGCTCCAAAATGAGCAAGGAGGATCG